TTTCGCACCGCTGTGGAATGTCTCCATGGAGGATCTGGACGTGGACGACCTGCAGGACTGTCTGGACGATTCCGATGCCGGCCGCCGCACCCGGGAAAACGCCCGGGCCGCCCTGGGTCTGGTGTACAAGTACGGGATCCCCCGGGATGCCGTGCCGAAGGACCGGAACCTCGCCCAGTTTCTCCGGATCACGGACCCGGGTGAGAGCAGCAAAAAGCCCGGCCTCTCTCTGGCCGAGCTGGATCTGGTGCGGGCAGCTGCCGAGGGCGGGGACGTGGTGGCCCGGATCGTCCTCTGTCACTGTTATCTGGGCTTCCGGCCCACGGCCCTGCTGCAGCTCACCGCCGCCGATTATAACGAGACCCGGGGCTGCTTCGTGGGCGGAATCAAAACCGAAGCAGGGAAGGGGCGCACCGTCACCGTCTCGCCTAAAATCGCGCAGCACGTCGCTGTCCTGCGCGATCTGGCGGGGGATGGGTATATCTTCGGCCGGGCCGGCGCCGCGTTAAGCCTGAGCGATTACAGGGCGCTCTTCTATGAGCTCCTGGAGCGCCTGAAGATATCGAACCCGGTGGACGAGCAGGGGAGGCACCGGCTGACGCCGCACTCCTGTCGGCATACTTTCGCCACGCTCCTGAAGCGCACCCGGGGCGCCGACGCGGACAAGCTGGCCCTGATCGGTCATACCTCAACGGAGCAGCTGCGGGAGTATCAGGACGTCCCCCTGGAGGATCTCCGGGCCATCACGGACCAGCTCTGATATACTTAAGTATATACTTACGTGGCCGACACTTTCGACCGGGTTTTCAACAGCCACGACTGCGCTATTGCAGACCGGAAGCCCGCCCGGCCAGCGTTTTCCTGGAAATCGTGGCGAATGGCATTCAAGAGGTCAGCGGTTCGATCCCGCTTATCTCCACCAGGACGATTGGCGCAGCTGGTAGCGCATCCGCTTGACGTGCGGGAGGTCACAAGTTCGAGTCTTGTATCGTCCACCAAAGAAAACCACGGAAAACCGTGGTTTTCTTCGTTTTTCGTAACTCTTCCGGGACCGTCCTCCTGGCGGCCTTCAGATGTTCCGGCCGTCCGGGATCCGGCAGGGGATTGAAGAAAGAATTTTTTATCTGTCCTGCTGTTTTTAATAATTTTCTCTTATTGCAGACTTTATTGCAGACTAAATCAGCCCCGCCGGGGAATCCGGCAGGGCTGGTTCTTATTTTGTCTTAAACTCCCGCAGGATCTCCTCAAACTTTGCGTCGTCCGCGTCCGGATCCGGGACTTCCGGCCCGTAGGTCGGCCCGGCTGGGAGGTGCTTCCCGGTCTGGGCTGCGTTGTACTGGGCCGTCGAGATGCAGAGGATGGCGCCCAGGAAGGTGCAGATCACAATGATGGTCGCCGGGATCTCCGAAGCGTAGGGCAGCGGCCAGATCTTGGCCAGGCCCGTGTACGCTGAACCGATGGCGGGCAGAACAATGATCACCAAATACTTGAGCCAGTCGTACGTGCGGTTGCTAAGTGATTTCATAGCTTTCCCTCCTGATGTGTTAAAAATCCGCCTTTTCTCTTAATGCTGGAGTAGGTCTCCTGGATGGCCTCCATGGCGATCTTTCCCCGGCTGTTCCGGAAGTCCGGATGCCGGGCGCAGTAGGTCTCGTAGTCGGTGATATCGTCCAGGACGTCCTCGAAGTGGCTCTCGCTGTGAAGCCTGCCCTCGCAGATCTCATCATAGAACCGGAGGATCCGGGCCCGCTGATTCCTGGCACGCTCGTCCTCGTCTTCCCGGATGTGGCTCTCCAGGGTTTTCTGCAGCTTGTCGATGCTCTCCTGGGTTTTCTTCCGGTTGTTGATGATCGTGGGGATGATCGGCACCAGCGCCACCAGAATCGGGACGCAGGCCTGCAGCACAGTGATCCATTCCATCTTCATCACCCCCTTCCAGGCAGCAGCGCCTGCCAGAGCGCTGCGTCGCAGATCCCATCCGCTGGCAGTCCGTAGAATGTCTTCGCCCTGTTGACAGCTGCCTGGGTTTGGGCCCCGAAGTATCCGTCCACCCGGCCGCTGTCCCAGTTTCTGCAGTTGAGCAGGCCCTGCAGAACGCAGACCGCGGCGTAGTAGTCGTCCGGGGCATAATGGAGCAGGGGCGGGGCCCAGTCGTGGTTCTCTTTTGACGGTGATGGATCCGGCTCAGTGGCGGCTTCGTCCTGATTCCATTCCGAATTGTTGACCACCTGGCCGTTGACCACGACCGCCCAGGGCTTCTCCCAGTCCTGGACCGCCAGCTCCCAGTTCGGGGTGCCGTAGCCGGCGATTGAATAATTGGTCGTTTCGTAGGTCCGCCGACCGACGGAGTCGGAGGTGTTTCCCTCGACTGTCGTGATGGTTCTCCCGTTGACGTCCACCACGATCCCGGTGTGACTGTATTCCCCTGCGGCGTAGCTGAAGAAGATCTGATCGCCTGGCCTGGGATCTGTGCGATGGAACTTGTTCGCCGCTTTGTAATAGCCGGCAGAGTAAAGGCACCCGGCTCCGGCGCTCTCGGTCGGCTGGTATAGCATCTGCCGTCCGAGCTCTGGCCCGAAGATGGTGACAAAAAGCCAGTCGACGAACACGTCGCACCATGCGTATCCATTTTTTGGGCCGTTATAGAATGACGGCACGGAGTCCAGATCCCGGGCATATTTGGTCCAGTTCGCTCCGCCGCTGTTTCCTGCTGGATCGTCGAGCTGGGCGTTCGATGCTTTCTCGTGATAGCCGACCTCGGCCTCGGCCAGGTCGATCACGGCCTTCTTCGCTTCGTCTACTGTCATTTGTCGCCCCTCAGAATCTCGTCAATAAAAGCTTCAAGTTCTTCCCTTGTTATCATTTTGCCATCTCCTAAGTTTTAAAAATGGCGGTTTTCTAACATTAGAATCGGATGCCCGGTTCTAAGGTTAATTTGCGGTTGAAATCGAGAACTGAGCCGCCGCAGTTTGTTGTAGCTGTTGCCGCTTTCATGGCTTGTAAACAATTTGACCGCACATATAGTTGCCACCTGTCTGACCACAACGCAGGAAGAGTAAACCATTTCCTATTTGCGCCCACCCTGTAATGTTGTTATTCGTAGCCAAAGCACCGTAGACATTTGATGTCGGAGTTTTTACGGAACTCGGCAGTGATACGCTCCCGGAAGAAATCGCACTTGACGTTTTGATCTGGAAGTTAATCATACACGTTCCGTCTCCGAATTCTTTGTATATTATCCCACCATCGGTTGTTATCGCACTATATACGCTTCTTACTGTTGAAAAAAGGTCAACTGATTTTACAAGCCCATTAGTTTTAATACTTCCTGTTGCCATGCCTCATGGCACTGGTTACACGTTTCTACTGACGGTAAATGTTATGTATCCTTTGTCCACACCATTGACAAGGAATTGAACGTAGTTATGAGTAGCATCCAGCGCCCCTATGAAAAACTGAAAAGAGTTTCCGTCTTTCATCGTGAACAAAATGCCTCTGTTGTTTTGCACCGTCTGAATGCTTGCTACGTTTTCGAGAGAATCGTGTTTTGTTGATCCTGTTGCCATAACCTTTCGGCTTGGCTGAGTGATTATTGCGGTGTAAGTAAAAGATACAACGTGATCTTGATCGTTGCTGCAGAAGAGCCGTTGTTTCTCACTGCCACAGACCCCAGAGGGGCGAGCGAATAGAATTGGCAAGTGGAATTCCCTGTTCCCTGTATGTAATACCCGACCGTTCCAATGCAATTAAATCCGCTTGGGACCGTGTAGCTTATCCACACAGTTGCCCCCGCATTTACTGTTGTTTCTGCGGTGTCTACTGACTTAACTATAAATGGTTTTTTAATCGAACCGCTTGCCATCAGAGTCCACCCCCAATGGCAGAATCACTCAGCCCTCTGATGCTCTCAGAGTGCCTCAGACCTCCTTTCGGAAGTCTGCCGGAGGAGCTCAGGATCAGACCAGTGCGCTCCTCCTTTCGGTTTTGATAGCAGAGAGAGAGAGAGAGAGACGAGAAACTTTGTTATTCATCTGTCAACCCTCCGGTTCCGGTGCGGGAATGTTGTCCCACTGCTCGAAGGCAATCCGGTTGCCCTTGGCGTCCTGGATCTCGCAAAGGACGTAGTCGGTGGTCGCGTGCTTCCCGTAGGCGTAGGCGCCCAGGTAGGCGTGGTAGCTCTGTTTCACTTCGTCCAGGGTGGTCTTGACGACGGCACCCTTCTCGATGTTGCCGTCAGTTCTTTTGACTTGTGTCAGAATGTAGATCTCCATTTTTCGCTCCTCCTTTTAGGTTGTCGTTGCTGCTACGATTTTGGGCAGCTCGAAGATCGGCTGCATGGACTCGCTGGTCGTTCCGCCGTTGTTGGTGATGACGCAGGTCCCGGCTCCGGTCGTCCAGGAAAGATCCACCGGCGGATCGTTTTCAGCTGATGCGCTGAAGTTCCAGTAGGTGAGTCTGTGGACCGAGGTGAGCCCCGCCATTGCGATGGTGACGCTGCTGCCGGCGGCCGGGATCGGGATCGTGTTCTGCGGCATGAGCTGGCTGTTGTCCGCCCAGTCGTTCAGGGTGTCCACTTCAGCCCTCAGTTCGTTCGCGGCTCCGGTGAGATCCGTGGCCGTAAAGCCCGAGAGGCTGCCGTCGCCGGCGATGGCCTCCAGACTGTCGATGTCCGCCTCCGCTGCCGTGATGTGGGCCTGCACGCTCTGGCTGTCCGATGCGGGCACGCCGCTGGCGGGCAGGGCGATGTTCCCGCTGCTGTCCGGGCCGATGCTGTTGACGGTGCTGACCGCACCCGACCCGTCGATGCCGTAGCGGCTGACGGAGTAGCTGGTCACGGTCGTGCCGGTGTTAAACTCCAGGACGGTCCGGGTCCAGAGGAAGTTCCCCGGGGTCACGCTGGGAACGTTTGTCGTCCAGCTGCCGCTTGGGACCACTGTCCCGCTGGTTGATTCCAGGTAGGTCACACTCTGCTGCACGATGGCAGCCGGGTCTCCGGTGTCTCCCTTTTCGCCCTTGTACATGAACCAGGTGTAGGCGGTGTAGCTTGTCGGGGCCGTGGCGCTGGTGCCGGAGTAGATGCCGATCCAGTTGTCCGGCGTCGTTCCGATGTCTGCGTCTGATGTCGGCCTCTGGCCGGCGTAGCGGATCCAGACGTACCAGGCCGGGCCGGTGTCGCCGTAGACGCCCATGACACTCGGGGTGGTCTGGACGGTGCTGCCGTCGTTCATGGTGTAGGCTGCATAGCCCCAGAGGTACCGGTTCACCGTCGTCATGACCTGCGGCGTCGTTTGCCAGGAAGACGGTGCGGTTGTGTCCGAATCGGACACCGCCCAGTATTGTGTCCGGCTTGCGATGCCGCGGCCGTTCTCCACCGTGAATGTGGTGGTGCTCAGGTCCGCCATCGTGATGGTGTAGGTGTCGACGAGTCCGGAGCTGGAGGTCAGCTCGATGCTCTGGATCCCGCCGTGGCCGTCCAGGGCCGTGGTCAGATATCCGATGATTGTCTGCCAGGTGGTGTTTTTTGCCTGGTTGCTTTGCGACAGGACGAAGAGGTCCGTCGCGGTCAGCACTGTCGCGGTCGGCAGTGCGCTTATCGCTCTGTCAGCCAAATTTTCCTCACTCCTCTGCTGTTTCTTCCTGCGGCTGGCTGCCGGCTGTCTGGAGTGCTGCCGCTATGTTTTCCAGGGCGATGATGCAGCCGATCAGGCAGTCCCAGTCGTCAAAGCCGACGAGCCGGTCCTTTGTTTTGAAAATGGCCTTCAGGTTCTGAATGACCTGCATAATAGATGTGTACATTTTCCCCCTCCAAATTAATAGCCGATAGCTGTCCAGACGTAGGTCCCGAGCTCTTGACTGTAAGCCCTTCCAAATCCCCAGCCGTATATCGAGAAACGCTCGCAGCTGAGGGGGCCGGTGACGCCAAGGGATCCGAAGCTCGCCGCGGCTGCCTTGATGTAGTCAATGCCCCGATTCGGGTTCTGTGCATTGTTCCATGTTGTTTGTGCGCTGTTTCCGTTGACGGCGCCGTTGTAACAAAAGCCACCGGATGACGTGGAAGAGTATGCGGAGTTGGCCCGGCTGTTCAGCGTAGCCGCGGAGACTGAGGTCCCGCCGATCACCAGCGTGTCCACCGTCAGCCTGGTCGCCGTCACGTTGCCGGACGGGTCGACGCGAAACTTCTGCCCCAGCTTGATCCCGTTCGGGCTCATGTGGACCCCGGTCGTCTGGGTGGAGCTCATGGAGGCCATGCCGTTGGAGTAGATGGCGTTGTTCCCGATGGTCATCCCGCCGATCTGGCCGCTGGTGGCGGTGATCTTTCCGGTGATGTCGGCGTTGCCCTTGATGACCAGGCCGGACCTGCTGATCCGCATCACCTCGGTGCTGCCGGCATACCAGGAGTGGCTGGTGCTGTCCAGCTTCCAGCCGAAGGATGCGTTGTTTCCTCCGGTTGCAGAGACTCTGGCCTCGATGGCGTCCGCCTGGATGTTCAGAATCGACTTGATGGACGTCGGGTTGCTGTCGTCGAAGACGTCCCGGTTCACGCGCTCCACTTCGGCCGAGATGGCCTGGTTGGTGACGTAGAGGCCGGCCCGCAGGCCCTTGCTGTTCCGGGTGATCTGGCGCTGCTGCCCGTCCTGGTAGGGATATTCGTGGTCGATTTCCTCGTCCGTCGGCGCCGTCAGGTCGGTTTCCATCAGGGGGTTGAAGGTCACGTCCCTGGTGTAGAATCCGGCGTGGACGCCGTTGACGTCGACGCTGTCGCCGAACTCCATGGACGGGTCCGCCATGACCTTCGTGGCCAGGATGGGCTGATACTGGAAGGCGGTCTGGTTCAGGGTGGTGAGGCAGGTGTAGATCCGCTGCGCGGCCCGCAGGGCCACCTCCGTGTCGGTGCACATCGGCATGTCCACGGTCAGGATCCTGCCGGCGTCGTCGCCGACTCCGGCGGGGTAGGAGACCGTCAGGACCTCGCCCTCTTCATCCTCGCCCATGACCACGTCCACGCGGGCGTAGGCGTCGAAGGGCTCCGATGTTTCCAGGTTCTCGAGGCGCTGTCCGATATTGAAGTTTGAAAAGCTCACGAGCCCACCACGATCCTTTCCGCTGCGCTCGTGTCATCCGTCTCCGGCGCTGCAAAGTTGATTGAGTAGCCGATTTCGTCGGTCAGGAGGTTCGTCTCGTAGGGCATGTCGTTGATCCTGACCAGGTTCAGCTTTCCTTCGTTTGTGATGGTCCAGTTTCCGCCGTAGAGCGCCGCGATATATTGCAGGTGCTCCCGGGCGGTGTATTCTCCGGAACACTGGACAGCCTCCCCGCCTTCGCTGGGGATGATCTCCCAGACGTGCGGGTCGATCTGATCGCCGAGGCCCATGAGTCCTGCGATGATCCGGACCACCGCGCTGGCGGCGTCCTGGGTGTCGTAGGGGTAGGGCTGGTCGGCCTTTAGCATGGCGTCAAAGCCGGTGATGGTCCAGATGTCCAGGCCGTCTTTGTTGGTGGTGATGTAGCGCGTGTCGGTGTAGAAGACGCCCTGCGGGATCCACTCCGATGTGTTGGTTCCGTCCGTTGCCCGGACGTAGGGCCGGATCTCCGCCATCCTGGGGACGTTGAAGCCCAGGTCCAGCATCTGCAGCTCGATCTCGCCGGCCACCGCGTTTCCGATGGTCGGGGTGTTGTCGGGGAAGAGCTTGTTGGATGTGGTCAGGGAAATCAGGGCATTTTCCCGGACGCCGTCCTCCGGGCTTCCGGACTCCACGAGGATGGCGGTCTTGCTGTCGATCATGGATCCGGCGAGGTAGAGGGCGCCGAAGTCGATCCACTCCTTGTCCTCTGTTATCAGCACGCCGCTGTTGCCCACTGTCACTGCGATCTCGAACCGGTGGTTCGGGTTCGCCAGGATCTGCTTGTAGATCGCCGAGGTGCTCTGCATCAGATCACCTCTCGATCATCTTGATGGTGAGCCCGCCGTAGTATTCCGTCCCATTGATGAGGACGCTCCGGAGCTCGCTCTCTCTGGTTTCGTACTTCATTTGCTTCGTGGTGGTGACGCCCAGGAAGGGGTCGAAGTAGGTCCACTCCACGTAGGCGCCGCCGTTGGGGAAGAGCTGCAGGATCTCCGTCAGCTTTTCCAGGGTGACCGGGATCAGGGGAACCGTGAGCTCCACCCGGTCCCGGAGCTTTGCGCTGTGGTCGGTTCCGTCCATGGTGGTGACGGTGGCACCGTACTGCGGCGTCCTGGCGTAGACATAGCCCTGACCCACGTAGGGGGAGAGGTCGGTCCCGTTGCAGATGGCGATCATGCTGCACCTCCTGCCCGGACGGCCCGGCGCTGGTAACGGGTGACGACGTCGGAGACGTCCTTCCCGTCCATGTAGGCGTAGGCCGGGATCCCGTTCTCCCTGAGGTCCGTCAGGACCGTGGAGAGCTGCCCGAGGATGGCCACCAGCTGCCCGCCCTGGGTGCCGGCGCTTCCGGTTCCGGATCCGAGCCCGCTGCGTCGCCAGTCCGAGGCCTCCTCGGCCGTCAGGACGGCCTCACCTTTATGCAGCAGGGCAGGGAAGTCGTCGTAGGGGACGTAGTCCAGGCCGGTGGCGTAGCGTCCGACGCTGCCGCCTCCGGTGACGCCCACGTTGACGCTCCGGTTGCCGAAGAGCCCGCTCCAGAGGTTGTTGAACCAGCTTGTCAGCTCTGCCCATTTGGAGGCGATGCCCTCGTAGATCTGGTCCACCACGCTGCGGCCGATGTCGGCCACCTTGTTCCAGAGCCAGCTCACCGCGCTGCCGAGGCCGTCGATGACCATCTGCAGCAGGTCGGAGCCCGCCTGCCGGAGTGCCGGCCAGTTTTCCCGGAAGGCTCCGATCATTGCGGAGAAGATCTGGGGCAGGGACGCCACCAGCTGGGGCAGCGCCTGCATGATGCCGGTGATGAGCGAGATGATGATCCGAATGCCCGACTCGATGATCTGGGGCAGGTTCTGCACAATGGTGTCGATAATAACCGGCAGGATCCTCTGGGATCCTTCCGTGATGAGCCGGCTGAGCCCGCCCATGATGGTCTGCACCCGCGGGAGGATGTTCTCCGCCGCGGTCATGGCCGAGTCGATGAAATTGTTCACCAGGGTGTCAAAGTCCGCGTTCTCGTCGGCGAGCCCGGTCATCAGGTTCTGCCAGGCGGCCTTCGTGGCGTTGACGCTGCCGCTGATGGTGCTCATGGCTTCCTTGGCGGTCGTGCCGGTGATTCCCATCTCCGACTGCACCACGTGGATGGCCTCCACGATGTCCGCGTAGGAGTCGATATTATACTCGACTCCGGAGATCTGCTGCGCCGCGGTGAGCAGCTCCTGCATGCCTTCCTTGGTCCCGGAGAAGCCCAGGGCCAGATTGTCCAGCATCGTGAAATTGCCCCGGCTGAAGCCCCGGTAGGCGTCCTGCACCGACTGCATGGATGTGCCCATCTTGTTGACGTTGTCGGCCATGTCGGTGATGGACATGTCCATCAGCTCCGCGGCTTTTGCCTGATCTCCGCCCAGGGAGTTTATCAGGGCGGCCGCGGACTGGATGGAGGTCTCCATGTAGTCGTTTGCGCTCATGCCCGCCGTTTTGAAGGCGTCGCTGGCGCTCTGGATGACCTGGCCGGCGCTGTCTCCGAAGAGTGTCTCCACGCCGCCGATGAGCTGTTCGTAGTCGGCGTAGGAGTCCATGGCCTGCTTCCCGAGTGCCACGGCTGCCGTTCCGGCGGCCGCGATCCCGGCGACGGCAGCCTTCGCCGCCACGCCGAGCCCGGTCTTCAGGCCTCCGCCGATCTTCGACGCGATGCCCTGGCCGATGTCTTCGCCTCCGCCTCCCAGCTCTTTGGCGAGGTTGTTTTTAATTCCTTCCGCCGACGGGAGGATCTGGACGTATGCGTTTGCGATTGTTGTGCCTGAAGGCATGGTCAGCCTCCTTCGATGATTTTCCGCCGGCGCTCTTCAAACTCTTCCGGCGTCCGTGAGCTGAGGATCTCCGGCCGCTGATCCTGATTCAGCATCTGCATCAGGATGGATTTCGGCTTCGGGACCTTTTTCTCCGTGTGGGCCTGGACGTTGGTCCAGACCAGGTTCCTCAGCTCGTCCAGGATGGCCAGCAGGGAATACTCGACGGAGCTGATCTTTGTTCCGTTCAGTTTCCTGGCGCACCTGGAGTCCTTTGATAGTCCGCTGGCGAGAATTGCCGCTGTTTTAAGCGGCAGCTCCCGCCAGTTGAGGACCTTATAGGTCTCGGCCATGTCGCAGATAAATTCCTCCTCGCACCTGCCGACCAGCAGGGCGAGGGTCATCAGTTTTTTGCGTTCAGGGCGTTGAAGATCTCGCCGATCTCATTCGAGACTGCCTGAACCGGCACCCGGCCGTCCGGGAGCCGGCAGTGGTCGTAGAGGGCCTGTTTATAGGCACCGCCGACCTTTTTGACGACGATGGGGATCGCCATCGCGTTCCCGCTTTGCAGATCCGCTACGGCCTCAAAGAGCTCCATGTCGTCGATGCAGCTGTCGTCGATGTCCGCCTCGAATCCTGTGCTTGTTTTGATGTGCTTCATGGCCATGGTTCAGTCCTCCGTCAGGTTCCCGTCTTGAAATACTCGTAGCAGGTCTGCTCTGCGCTGTCCGCCACGGCGGTGATGGTCACGTCGTAGGCCTCGGCGCCGGTGTCCACGTAGGTGATGTCGCCCAGGCTGCTCAGGATGCCGTTGGGGATCACGATGCGGTGCAGCGTGTTTCCGCTCTCCAGCATGTCAATGACGAAGACGTGGCCCACGTTTCCCTTGTTGTTGGACTGGACCGAGATCCCTGCCGCCAGGGTCGTGCCGGTGACGTTCGCGTCGCCGTTGACCAGCTTCAGGACGGCCACGCTGTGGGCGTCCAGCAGGGTATACTGGAAAGTCTCGGTTTTGCCGTTATGGAGCACCAGGACGGTGGCACCGCCCCAGGCCTTCACGACTTCCGTGTCCAGGTCAATGGCCCGGACGAGGCCGGCGTCGGAGACGTAGCCCAGCTTGGTGAAGTCCGCGGCGAGTTCCGCGGCCGCCGATGTCGGGAGAGCAGTGCCCAGGGGCGCCATGCTGATCGCGCCGCCGACTGCAGGGGTTGCTGCTGTTACCATGTGCTGTTCACTCCTCTTTGTAGGTGATGTTGTAGACGGCCTGATACCGTCTCTGCTTGGTTCTGGTGTCGGTGAAGTTGTAGTCGCTGTTCAGCTTCGACGCGAAGACGTGCTCCGCCGTGTAGGGCAGCTGATCCAGGACTGCCTTCACCGTTTCATTCAGCGCCGCGGCCTCCTCGAGGCTCGGCGCGATGCTTTTCGCCGCGAAGGTCGCCGTGTCGAGCCGGTTCTCCCGGTTGGATCCCGTCTTTTCCAGCACGACGTAGCTCGCCGGCTTGTTCTCCGGGTCCGCCATGAAGACCTCGACGGGGAGGACGGCGTTCAGGGCGCTTAATACGATTGTTTCTATCATGAGATCGCCCTCAGCAGTGTGTTGTTGTCCAGGTTATCCTCGGCGGCGCCCTCCGTCTCGGTGGAGATCCTCGCGTTGGCGCGGTTCTTTCCGACGCGGACGCTGACGGAATAGCCCGGACCCAGTCCGGCGGCCCGGCTGTTGGCCTCCTCGGCCAGCATGGTCTGCATCTCTTGGCTCCTCAGCAGTTCCCGGACGCCGGCACGGTTCAGTTCAATGCGGACTTTACTCAATGCGCTCCACCTGCACCTTCTTGTTCCAGTCCAGGGGGATCAGGGCGTCGATGCCCTGGGTGGGCATTCCGATGACCTGCCAGGTCTCGCCGAAGAAGCGGACCCGGTTGCCCTCCCAGACGTTGGCGTCTCCCTTCGGGATGGCCAGCGTGTAGGTGGCCTTCCGTCCGGTCAGGTCCAGATCGCTCAGCACTTCCTCGCCTCCGGCGGAGGTGGGCGCCACCAGGACGTTCTCCACCTGGATCTCCGTCGGCTCGCCGTAGACCGGCCGGTTGAAGGTGTCGGTCCCGGTCTGGTTGCGCTGCAGCAGCGTCACGGTGATGCCTCTCATGCTTCAATTCCTCCGGCGTTCAGCGCCTCCAGGGGGCTGAAGCTGCCGATCTGGTTACTCTTGCCGAGGTACTGGCGGTCGACCTTCGAGAGATAAAGCTCGCCGGCTCCGCCGCCGGATCCGATGGTCCAGCTCTGGGAATAGCCCAGCGCCGACTGGCTGCCCTGGGTGGCGCCCATGGGGACGCCTGAGGCGGATCCGTCGCCCAGGGCCCGGATGACCATCCGGCAGGAGACGATCTTCTTGACGGTCTCCTCGGCCCCGATGGCCACCGCGTCAATCAGCGCCGCGGCGTCATCCAGGAGAGCCGTGCAGACGGTCTGCTCGTCCTCTGTCAGGGTCCGGATCATTCGATTCTGGACGTCTTCCCACGTTGCGTAGGCCATGGGCTCACCTCATTTCTTTGTGCTGCGCTTGGTCGTTTTCTTCGGTGCGGCTGTAGCCTTTACGGCTGCAGGTTCCGCCTGGGGTGGGGAGGTAAGCATAAAGCCCCTCCCCAGGTATTCATCCAGACGAGACTCGTGCACCCATGTCCGGCCGCCGTCCGGTCTGGTCAGGCAGATCATGCGCTCGGGGTGGCGCCGGTCAGCAGGTTGAAGCAGTTGACGTCAGCGCGGAAGCCGACCTCGATCTCCGCCCGGACCGCGAACATGTTCCGCTGCCACAGGTTGATCTGCTGGGTGCCGATCGTGAGAGTGGACTCTTCGGAGATGGAGATATCCACGCCGCCGACGGTGCCCCACATGGCCTGCGTCCAGTCGCCGGCCACGCCGACGAGGGCGGGAGTGCCGGCTGCGGTGCCCTGGCCAGCTGCGCCGGCCTTGTACATGCCGCGGCTCTCAACAGTGCGGGCGCCGAGGATCCTGGCGATCGCGGCGTCGGCTGCGCTGTTGAAGATCGGACGGTTGTCGCTGCCGGTGGCGCCCAGGAGGAGGCCCATGCCCACCGGGCTGATGGCGATGCCGTCCATGCTGCCGCCGTTGGCTGCGATGTCGCCGTATGCAGCGACGAGGTTGCCGTAGACGGTCTCGCCGGCGCCGGGCACCAGGGACTGGGCGGTAGCAGCGGCGAAGGTGTCGAAGTTCTCACCGGGGGCGACGACGGCACCGATGACGGTGGCGTCAAACTGCTGAGCCAGGGCCATGGGGAGGCGCTCCACAATGGCGGCGTAGAGGGCGTCCGCGTCTCTCCGGAACTGTCTGGAGAAGGGGACGATGACGGCCAGCTGGTAGGCCTGCATCAGCTTGGTGTTCAGGCCCGGGTTGCTGACCGGCTTCTCATTGGTCTCGGTGACCCAGGAGGCTGCCGGATCGGAAGTGATCACAGGGATCACGGCGCCGCGGCCGGGCAGGGGGATCTGGCGTGCCAGCTGCATGACGGCGCTGGCCTGCTGGGTTTTCTGCAGGATCTCCGCGGAGACCTCCGCAGGGAGGGTGATGGTGGTTCTGTTGGTGTCGATTCCTGCCATTTTGAAAAATCTCCTTTACTAAAAAATCAGGTTTTGTCGAGCCACTCCTTGAACTGCTGCTTCGTGGAAGGCTTCGGCGGGTTGTGTACTTCGCCGCCGTCCGGCAGCGTCGGGTAGG